AAATGTAACCTGTGTACCAGCACCATTCCATGTAAATGCTGTAGTTACAACACCATCTATAGTAATAGAGACATCTTCTTGTGCCCTATAGCTAAAAGGGACAGAATAGGTAGTTGTGCTACCATCACCTGTGTACCTTACAAAACTGTTTGCCATGTGTTTCCTCTAAATTGATTCTTCTAAGACGGGAACTTTACTTTTTCAATATTGTCTTCAATCTTGCTTCGTAATCTTTCTCGTTGTCTTTTAAAGCTTTTGTTAATATTTCATTTACTTTTAACATTTCCTCATAAAATGGTGCAATTTCTTTGTTCTTAACTTTAGCGTAAGCATTTTGAATAACCCAATCTTTAGCTAAAGATTCATAAATAGAATGTATTTCTTTAACAACTGCTTCGTCAGGGCGTTTACCACCTATTTGTTTCTTAGGATAGAACCTGTGATATGGACTCATAGGGTCATCAAACATATCAGATAAAGTGTCTTCGATTGTTTTTCCATCTATTTTTATTTCTCCAGCTAACTGTAAACGCAAATCAGCAAATGTTTGTGTTCTATCAGGCACAATATTTTTTCCTGTATTAGGGTCTATATAGCTAGATACGTTATAATCTAGTAAATCACCTATTTTAATATCACCTGTAATACCTGAGGTACTAACTGTAGTGTCTATTCTAGGGAAATCAGAAGCCACTTCTAGATATGACTCTAATCCTTCTTGTGTTTTAAATACATCTTTAACATCTTCAGCTGAGAATTTAAATATATTATCCCAGTCGGTAGCACCATAAAAAGGTACAAAACCTTGAGTTTTATTTTTTATTTTATAAGTTCTACCACGTTTAGGTTGGAAAGCTGTGCCTGTGATTTCTTCATATAAAGCCATTGGCGTTGATTCATACCATCTTTCTATTTCTGTGTTTATCTCAAAATCAGCATCTGCCATTTCTCTTGTTGCTCTTCTAAATCCTGTAGCAGCTGGCATTGTTTTAGCAGCAGTAGAACCTAAGAATTTTTTGACTGTTCTTGCTGCATCTTTTCGCTCTCGTTCATTTCCAAATTGTCCTAACAATCCTTCTAACACGTCAAAAGCTTGGTTAGTAACTAATTGGGAGTTTAGTGTCACGTTTAAAACTGATAGAAGTCCCCCATTAATGTGTGAAACAGTGTCCCAAAATTTTTCATTAGCCTCTGTATGTAATGGGTCATTCCATATATGCCCTAAATCTTTAGTAACATCTCCTACTCTAGCTGTGAATTTTAGCAGTCCAGTAAGTGGATACAACCTATCAAACTTCACAGTACTTCCATCTTCTAATACTATAGAATCTGATTTATCAGTGTCACTGTGATGTCCTATTAATCTACCTGAAGAATACATAGTCGCTGACCAGCCTATTAAAGCTATTCCTAAAGCTTGTGTGCTTTCAGCATGATGGCGTACATATGGGTCATCTGAATTTAACATCTCTTTGTATTGGAAATGAAGTTTGTTTAGAATGGGCGTATGATGCCACAGAAATCTATTTAACTGCACAGGCGTTTTAATAAAGTTAATTCCAAGTGCTGTTTTATACAATGGATTTCTGTAAGCCCAATCTAATATATGCTGTGATACTCCGCCTGTATTACCAAATATTGGGTCTTTAGCTGTTGGGGCTAGTGGATTAATTAAATCATCTGTAAAAGTATCTCTACGGGCTCTTTGGGTAGGGTCAAATATTAAACTTCTAGATAAGTCATCCATTGATTCTAATTTTGAATTAGAAAATGTGTCAGTAGATACAAAATTACCAAACTCATCTTGATACTCATTCCACAGTTTTTGATAGGTTTCTGTAAATTCATCTGTAGTTTCTTTCTTTTGTGCTTCTAATCTTTCTATTTCACCTTTATAGTATTCAATCCTATCTTTTTTAGTCATGAACATATTAAGTCTTTGTATGCCTTCTTTACGCCATGCAACACTAGGGGTAAATCTTCTGTTACCTTTAGAAGCTTCTTCAAAAGCTATAGCTTGTTTTAAAGAATCTATGTGTCCTTGTAAGCTTATATTCTTTCTTATTTTTCTTTTTGATACCCCTTTTGAAACCAATCCCTTGTCTCCTACATGTTTAGCCCACAAATCAGGAAATTCTGTTCTCATACGGTGATTAATCATAGCGTAGGTAGACGCTCTAAAATACGTTTGTTTAAGTAAAGTATCACCAGCTGCTAGTAATTTAAAAGAGTTATAAACAGCAGATGAAAGAGGGGACAACACTTTAGCTGCGGCTCTTTTAGCTATGGTGCTTTTTTCTAGTCTTGCCATGTACATTTCATGTACTTTCTCAACACGTCCTTCATGGTATTTAGAATGGTAAATATCACCTACGGCAGTATTTTTACGGATGGCTAACATAGCGTGTCTTAACGCTGTGCTAAATGTACTCCATTCTGCAATAAATTGGTCATTGCTCATAGCCAGTATTTCTTCAGCCATCTTTATTTGTCTTTGTGCTTGTGCTTTTTTCTCAGGTGAGAAGGAAGTAAACTTAACTACTTGTCCTTTAACACCTACTCTAGCTACTGTCATGTATTGGTTAGCCAAACTCCAGTGCCATTTTATAATACCACTAGCTATGTTAATCATGTGAGTAGTGGTATCCCATAGAAGGTTAGCCGTAGTCCATTCGTTAAACCACGCACCAAAGCCAGTGAGCTGTGCGTCACCATCTAGTTGCTCATACTTTCTTAAAGCTGACACCATCTTATCTTGGTTATCTAAATTCTTTACAATGTTTTCTTTAATTTCAGAAACAGCCTTAGGGTCTAGTTGTTTAAGCCTTTTATCTTCTAATAATTTTTTTACACTTTTATTAATGTAATCTTGTTTAATACGAGCAGCTGGGGTGACATCTGTTTTTATTTTGGCTGCCTGTAGATTGTCTGATAGCTGAGTTTGTATTTTATCATGTATACTCATAGACTCTAAAACGTCCATAAACGCCTTGTCTACTTGCTTATCAGCTTCTTCCTTACCAAACTTAGTGCTAGCCTTTTTGGATAAAGCTAGTTTTTCACTTAATGTTTTAAGGTCAGCTGCCATTTGATATCTAGCTGATATAAGATTAACGCCGCCGTCTTGTCCTGTCTTAGCCCAGTTAGTTAAATCTTCTAATAAATCATCCCTAGATTTTTGGTCTAACTTCATTTGCACTTTAGCTTCTACTTCATCTAGCATTTCATTTAGCTTTCTAGTACGTGTTCTAAAGTCTAGTAAATATTTGTTAGTACCTTTAATTTCGTTGTAGTTTTCTTTTAAGTACTTAACTATCTTCTCGTAGTTTTCTCCTGTTATCTTGTCAAACTTACCTTTGTTAATAAAAACATCACGATTCCATGAAACATCATCTGCTTGTTTATTTATAGCTTTTGCCTCACCTTCTAATTTATTAGATATAAGTAAGCCATCTCCATCTATTCTTTCTACATTTTTAGGGATTGGTATGTCTCTTTCTACACGGTGTGCAGCTATTTTTACATCTCTAAAACCAGCTTTAGCTTCGCCTTTTATATAATCTCTTAAAGCTTGTGCTTGTGCTTTTATGTTTTTAACACCGTTAGATTCTAAAAAAGATAAGTAATCGTCATGTCTAGCACTTTTTCCTCGACCACCGACTATGTATAAAGCTTTAACTATGTCATCTTCAAATTCTAGTTCTACAGGTTCATCTCTATAATTATATTTAGGAGTTGCACCCGCTAAATCACGAGGTAAAACTTCTACGTCTTGTACAAATAACTTATTTTCATCTACTACTTTAGTTTTCTTTTTACCTTTTTTATCCTTGTATTCAATAGTTACTTCTTTTTTAACCTGTTCTTTTGTAGTAACAGTTTTAGTCTGTATTACTTCTCCCATAGTTCCATCAGCTGTAGTAACTACTGTGCCTTTATCTATAGGGATGTCTACGTTTACCCCTTCTTTAGTAGCTGTATATCCCTTTTGTTTATCCATAGCAAAGACAGGTTTACCATTATGCCAACCTACAGAGTCTATAGAAACCCAATCAGTTCCTTTTTTAAAATAAGTATTAGGATTAACTCTAGAATTTAAAGCACGATTTAAACCATACCCAATAGGCAACCCAGCTAAACCTGAAAATGTAGAAGTAATAGCTGTTCTTGACCAATCATAATCATAGTCTTCATTTGCTATCTTCATATTGGTTTGTTTAGCTACATCAAAGATAGCACCACCATAAAAGTTCCATTTAGCTGCTGAAACAGCACCATCTTTAGCTGCTTGGTTTTTAACTTCCTTCATTAAGAAAGTTTTATTAACAGCTGCATAACCTTGTTTAGCTAGTTTTTGTGTTGTTGTAGTAAGAGGTTTTCCCCATATTCCTACACCACCAAATATATTTAAAGGGTCAGACACCACTGCCCCACCTATATCCGTAATGGCTTCCCATCCTGTTCTATACTTTCCATAAACAGGTGCGGCGTGGAACACTCTTTCTAAATATTCCCAGTCTTTTAATCCTTGTTCATCTAAATAACCTAAGTCAGACATCTCTCTTAAAACAGAACCTGTATTGTTGTTTCGCCATGTTCCGTTGTGGAAGTAATCTCTTCTTAATTCGTCGTGGGTTAAGTTGTCCCAATCAGTCTGTGTAGTTATTTCAGGTCTTTGTTTAGCAACGTTTCTGTATTTTTCAGCAAACTCAGGTGTTCCTATTTCTTTTTCAGCCCAAGCATTACTAGCTTCTACACCTTCTACATAATTACGATATGTATCTAAAATACCACCTGTTGTTTCCTCTGTTGTTTCCTCAGGTTGTGTTTGCTGTTTCTTACCATCATAGTAATACTTATATAAATCACTCAAGTGTGTCTCCTTTTAAATTTAACTGTGGGTAAATGGTTTCCGTAAGTTCTTTTAATTCTTCAGGACGTAATCCTATTGAAGTGGATAACCTTAACCACTGTTCGTCTGAGATGTGCTCAAGAATAGCGGGTTGAAAATCACTCTTATTAGTTACTTTAGAATACAAGTCATACATAAACTCTCTTAGTTTAGGAAAGTCTTTGGCTTGTTCTTCCGTGTTAGTAAAATTTTTCTCAAAGAAACCTAATGTTTCCCCAGCACGTTTAGTGACTGCTTCTACAGATAATTTATTGTCTTCTCCTACATCATCAAATGGATAAAGCTGTGTAGGGTTTGCTATAAACTGTTCTACAGTATCAGAAAACTCTGTTCTTAAATCCATAATTTCTTGTACATCTTTATTAGTTAATTCAAACATGTCATACACATTTTGACCTAAAGCTGTGGCAAGGTCGCCTTTAGAAGTCATGGCAGCTTTAAACCAAGCACTATCTGTCTTAGGGTCTTGTGCCCTTCCCCTCATAATACGCATTAAAACTTCACTAGGTAAATCTAAAGTTCCCCTAGACATGTTCATAACAGTCTCAGCATTTAAGTCAGGCATCCCCGTTTTAACTTCCTCTATTGCTGTATTAAGTAACTCGATTTCACTCATAGGAAATACACTGTGTCCTACGTTTCCACTAGTGCTTATTATAGCATTTAAATAATTATCATTGTTTGAGTTTTTCAGCCTTCGATTTCCTAATTCATTCTTAAATTTTTCTCTATCAGCGTTCCATTGATTTAATGCTGTTCTGTCGAACGAGCTAGGTTGTGGATTAAGTGCCATCCATTGATAAATAGCTTGTCTATCTGAGTTGTTAAAGTTTCTTGTAACAGTTTTTTGTTTTTGATTATTCTTAAACTTTTTCATAAGAGGATTTGATGCTGTAGATTCAATACCCTCTTGTTCGTTGAAATAGTCTTTCCAAAACTGTTCTTGTAATGGGTCTAAAGGAACACCTTTATTTGCTCTTTCAATAGCGTCATTTCTGTTTTTAATCAATTTTGTATAGTCATTATTATTTCCACCATAGTTATTTACAAGGCTTAACAGCTCAGAGTCTGTCATGTTGTTGTATTTACCTACACTCCCTTGTTGTTGAATATGGTCTATTTGACCACCCTGACGCAAGGTGTCATCAGCATTTTCTAATGTTTTTAATTTAGCTATTAAGTAACCATAGTTATTTTGACTCATGTTTTCTATTAACAATTTTTTGTATTGATTTATTTGTTGAACAGGAATTTTTGTTAAATCTACAGTATCACCAGTAATACCCAATAATTGTTTTGCTGCATCTGATAGAACAGTTTTTGAACCACCTATCAATAAAGCTGAATAGTCATTTTGATATCTAGTTTCATTCTCAGTTTTTATTGCTTTGTCATAGGCTGCTTTACCCGCTAAAATACTGTTTCTTTTATTTATAGCTTTTTCAACAAGTTGACTATCATCTTCTATACCTGAAGTATAAATAGATTTACCATCCCCTCTGTCTGATTTAATAATGTTAAATATATTATCAACAGCTGTAAGGGTTTCAGCTTTATCTAGCATTACCTCTAAACTAGTCCTAGTTGTCTCATTAATTTGTTTGTGACTGAGTCCACTTGTTTTAGGAAAAGTATATTCATAAAAATTCATATCAGTGTCTTTAGCCCAAGTCTCTGCCACTGTTGTATATTCAGCTTGTATTTTTTGAGCTGCAGCTGCTGCTCTTTTGTTAGCATCATCTATTAAATGTTTATCTTGATGTAAGCTCCAAATTGAAGAAAAACCACCTACATAGTATTTACTTTTATCTTCCATGTCAGGAACAAATTGCGACATAAATGAATCTAAATCTTGTTCATCCATTTTATAATCAGTGGCTTTTGCTTTTAAAAACTCTTGATAAGATTTAGCAGCTGCAAATTTTCCTAAATGTAAATTAGTGACAGCATTGGTATACATTGATTCTAACTCAGGGTGATTCCCTGATTTAATTTCATCCATCACTGTGTCAGGATTTTTATTGTATAACTCCATCATTTTTTTGGAAGCTGTGTCTTGTTCTTCTTGTATTTGATACGCCCCATACTGTTGCATAGCTGGTGTTAATTCTGTTTTTAAAACTTTTACAATCTGTCCAAGCTCACTATCAGCTGTTGCCTTTCCTACTCCAGCAAATGTTGTACCAAAATATTTATTACTTACTTTACTTCTATATTCAGCCATTATCCTACACTGCTCCCTTGTATTTGCCCTACTTTGTCTACGTCTTTAGGCTTTATATTAATCAAAGAATTAGGGTCTCTTCCATAAGAAAGTCCCGCTCCCGCAATACTTAATCCAGTAGCGAATACAGATGGTTGTTGTACTGGTTTTGTATATTTACTTAATGTTTGCATATATGTTCCATAAGCTTGTTTCTCTTGATAATTAGCTTTACGTATATCAGAATTAAAAGCGTTGGCAAGTTCTATATAATCTGTGTCAGCTTGTCCAGCTAGTTCTTGTACAATTTTTTGTGGGTTACCTAAATTCATGTTTAATGCTTGTGCCATGTCTTTTCTAAATTTATGTTTCTTTGTTATTTGTTTACGTTTAAATTCTCTAGCTGCGTCTACTCTTTCTCCTTCTATGGATTGCAAATCATTTAAATAAGAAATATTAGCATTTTCTTGTGTAATCTTATTAGACTGTTCTTGTGCTTTTGCTGCTGCTGACGCTTGTTGGTGCTGTCCAACAGCTCCTACAATCGCTAAAGCTAACTGAGCTTCTGCATAACCACACATATTATATTATCTCCTTCATCATTAAATAGAATGGCATTTTACCTTTGCCAAATTGTTCCTCTCGTTTTATTGTTTTAAATCCTAAATGTTTAAGCCACTTAATAGACTTGTCATTTCTAACATCTACATAGTTAAATAAATATTTATAACCTTTTCCCATTTGTGCCACCCATTCAGGTGATTGTTTTATAAATTCTTTCTTGTAATTAAATAACTCATCACTAGATAATAACCAAGCTACACCATAGTCACGGTCTAACGTTGGTACACTACCAAACATACCTACAACATATTCTTCTTCTGTTCCTATGACACTCCATGTTCTATGTCCTTTTTCTTGGAAAGGTGTCATAAGAGC